TACCTCGCGCACACACGGACCGAATGGGGCGTTTCGCATGAGAGGCCGGAAACCGCGCCCCAACGCCGAGAAGATCGCCAAGGGCGAGACCCGCCCCTCGCGGGTGAACTACGATGAGCCCGATGTCCCACCACCGGCGAATGTCATCGCGCCGAAGGACCTGCGCGGCGCCGGCTTCCGGCTTTGGCGTGACCACGCCCAGGCGATGAAGGACTCGGGCCAACTCAGGGCCACGGACATGCCTCTCTTCCGCGCCCATTGCAAGGCGGCGATGGACATCGAGTTCTGGGAGCAGGAGAAGGCAAAGAGGGACCTGGACCGGGCGGCCCGCATCACGATCCAGCGGACGCTCAACCAGCTCGGCAGCCTCTACCTCCGCCAAGCCGCCGAGTTAGGCATGACCTCGGTGGCCCGCTCGCGCGTGAAGACCGTCACGAAGGCGCCGGTTGCGAAACCGAAGCATGACCGCTTCTTCAAGGGGCTCCGTGGCATCAGCGGTGGCAGAGCGTAGGCCCGCGAAGAGGGCCGGCGGTCGGACGCCCCCGCGGCTTCCGTGGTGGGGCGGGGGGAAGGCTCCGCATCTCCGGTGGCCCGGCGTGACGATCGGCATCCCGGCCACGTGGTCGAAGAAGCGCGAGCGTTGGGAGAGCCCGGACGGGCGCTTCTTTTTCGACATCGAGGCTGCGGACAAGGCGTGCGATTTCTTCCCCACGTTCCTGACCCACCACATCGGAGGTTTCGCCGGCAAATCCTTCGAGCTGATGGACTGGCAGCGCCTCCTGGCTGTGCGACCCGTCTTCGGGTGGAAGAACGCGGAGACCGGATATCGCCGCTTCAGGTTCCTGTTCCTCTTCGTTCCCAAGGCCAACGGGAAGAGCCCGCTCGGTTCCGGCCTCGGCCTAATCCTTTTGCTCTGCGACGACGAGCCGGCGGCCGAGGTCTTCTCTGTGGCCACTGACAAAGATCAGGCGAAGGTGGTGCACGAATCGGCGAAGATCATGGTCGAGCAGTCCGCCGACCTCTCAGAGCTTGTCCAAGTGCTGCGGGACTCAATCTACTGCCCGACCTCGCGCGGCTTCTACAAAGCGATCGCGTCCGACGCGGCCGGGAGCCACGGTGGGCGACCGCACGGCGTCATCATCGACGAGTTCCACACCCAGAAGAACCGCGACCTCTTCGAGGCTCTGCGGAAGTCGATGTTGAAGCGGCGGCAGCCCCTCCTCGTAATGCTCTCCCACGCCGGGGACGATGAAGAGTCGATCTGCTTCGAGGAGTACGAGGTTGCGAAGCGCGTCCTCAATGAGCCGGCCCTCGACGCGGCGTACTTGCCCGTGATCTTCGAGGCTGGCCCCAAGGAGGATTGGACGGCGGAGCTGGTGTGGAAGAGGACGAACCCAGGGTATGGCGTGACCGTGAACCCGACGATCTTCGCGGCGGAGTGCAAGGCCGCACAGGACACGCCGCGGAAGCGCAACGACTTCCTGAAATTCAACCTCAATCGCTGGGTGGGCCAGGCGACGGCCTGGATTCCGATCGAGTGGTGGGACAACTGCGAGGACTCCTTCACCGACAACGACATCCTGCCGCTGGCGTGCGCCGCCGGCTTGGACATGGCCCAGAAGATCGACTTAGTCGCCTTCGTTGTCGTCTTTCGTCAGTTCCTGGATGGCGCCGCCCCCATCAGGCTCGAGGTCACCACGGAGGAGATAGCGGGGAAGGAGGAGAAGCGCGAGTTCTCCCTGAACTACCGGATCTTCGTCCGCCCGTTCTTCTGGCTGCCGGAGGAGACCGTGCGAGACCGCGAGAAGGAGGGAATTACCTCCTACCGGGCATGGGCCGAGGCCGGACTGCTGACGATCACAGAGGGCGCGGCCATCGACTACGACAAGGTCTTCAAGGACATCCGCGCGATCGCGGAAAGGTATCCCCTACTGAAGCAGGGGGAGATCGGCTATGACCCGGCGTTCGCTACGGACATCGCCAACCGGCTACGGGACAAGGCGGGATTCAAGACCGTGGAGGTTCTCCAGAACTACACGCACATGAACGAGCCCTGCCAGGTCTTCGAGGCCCTCGTCAAGGCAAAACGGGTCGTCCACGACGGTCACCGGCTGATGCGGTGGAACGTGGAGAACGTGGCGGTGAAGACGGACGACGCGAGGCGCGTCCGTCCGGTGAAGCCGAAGAAGCCGACCAAGAAGATTGACGGCGTCGTAGCAAGCCTGATGGGGCTAAGCCGGCTCATGGCCGTGCCGGAACCGCAACCGCCGCAGGACTACGCCGTGGACTGGATCGGATGAAGCCCGACCGCTGGGACGTCGTGTCGCTCCTGGGGGCCAGCCTGGCCGGCGGCGGGATCTGGGCCCAGTGGAGCGCGCCGTGGGCGTGCATGTTCTGGGGAGGCATGCTGCTCGGGCTGGCCGCGGTCCACGCCCAGCGTTCCTCCAGTGGGGTCTCCTGATGGGTCTTCTGGCCGAGGCCTTCAACCCGACTCCGCGCGCGAACGCGTGGAATGAATCGGCGCCCCCGACCAGCGACTTCTGGTATCGAGACCCGAGCGGCTATGCGGTGGAATCCGGCGGCGCAGGAATTCCGCTCAGCCACGAAACCATCCTGCACTGCGGAACCGTTCTCGCGGCCGTGCGCTTCCGCGGCGACTCCTGGGCCATGTGCCCGCCTTCGACGTATCGGAAGACGGCGACGGGGCGGGCCGAAGAGCCAGACCACTACTCACAGCGGGTGCTCCGGAACCCGAATCGGTGGCAGACCGGGAATCGCTGGCGGCACGTCCAGGGCGTATGGATGGCGCTGTGGGGAAATGGCTACAGCCAGATCAGAGCGGGGTCGCGGTCCTTCGCGGACGAACTATGGCCAATGCACCCGTCGCTCTGCCGCGTGACGGATCAGCGCGCAGATGGGAGCCTTCTCTATCGCTACACGCCCATGGGCGAAGAGCCGCTAACCCTGGGCCAAGAGACGGTCCTTCACTTCCGCGACTTGAGTACGGACGGCATTCGCGGCGTGGACATGTACCGCCTCATCCGGAACGTGGTGGGCATCGCCCTCCTCGCGGAGAAGCACACGGCCACGTTCCTCAAGAAGGGGGCGCGATTGGCCGGGCTCCTTGTTCCGACCGGAGTCCTTGGCCCAGAAGAGCGGAAGACGCTGAAGGATTCGGTCAACTCCGATCTCTCCGGACCGAGCAACACGGGCACCTTCGGCGTGATGCCATTCGGGGTCGACCTGAAGCAGATCGCCTCGACCAACCGCGATTCTCAGTTGTCGGAGCTCTCGGACCAGACCGTGGGCGCCATCCTTCGCTTCCTGGGCGTGCCGGGTGTCGTGGTCGGGTACATGGGCGACAAGACGGCGACCTACGCGAGCGCCGAGGCCTTCTTCGAAAAGGGGGGGCTGAAGCACTGTGTACTCCCCATCCTTATCAACGTGGAGGCTGAGGAGGAGAAGTCGCTGCTCCTCTCCGACAGCGGGCACCAGATCAAGCACAATATGGACGTCCTCGAGCGGGCCAATCTCAAGGACAGAACCGAGGCGATCGTGCGTTCGATCGGTGGGCCATTCAGGACCGTGAATGAGGGCCGGCGCATCGAGGACATGAACGAGTTGAAGGATCCGCGCTATGACGAAGTGCTCACGCCGGCGAACATGTCCACCGATCCGGAGCCGGAGCCCGAACCTGGACCGCCGCCGCCTCCATTCAGGCCGGTGCCGCCTCCAGACGGTGATGATGACGATGGAGGGCAGGTCGCGCGAGTCGCGCTGCTGACCCAATACGCTCATGACAATGCGGTCCGGGTCGTGCGACGAGAAGTGAAGGCAATCATGGCCAGGGCTCCGAAGCATGCGCGGGATAGCGATGGGTGGAAGGCATCTGTGCTGAGGCTCTATGGGGAACACGCGGACCACGTGGCCGAGGTGATGCGCATCCCGAAGGACCGGGCTATGGCCTACTGCGACAGCCAGGCGGCGGCCCTGCTGGCCGGAGGCATCAAGGTGGCCGAGGCCTGGGAGGCCGAGATTCCGCCGCGCCTCGTGGCGCTGGCGCTTAGGAGCTGAAGCATGACGAGCAAGAAGGGCAGCAAGCCAGCATTGGCGCCGAGGACGAACGACGGAGACACCGCTACCGCTGCGACACGCAGGAAGCGCGATGAAGAGAATCGAGAAGGCGCTGGAACACTCGCACCAGCGCCAGTGCAAAGCGCGAAGTTATCCGATTCTGCGTGGCTCCACACCATCGTGGAGTTGCTGGCCCGTAGCTGCGAGCGCCTGGAGACGATCAAGGCAGACGCGTTACGCGCGGAAGATGTCCGCTCGCTCGAGGAGGCCGCTGGCCGTATTCGAAAGGCCGTGGCCAGGCTGAAGGCGTTCGCCCAGGCCTAGATGGAGGAATGACGATGCTCTCCCTGATTCACCAGATCGCCGGGCGGCCATGGGCCATTCGAGGCGAGATCGCGGCGAACGTCCACGCCCTCGTCGCACGCAGGCAGGAAGTGACACGAGGGACGCTGACCTTCGGCACGCTGCGGGAGTTCGCTCGGCTGAAGGGCGGCGTTCATGCCTTCGACGAGGACGGGCGGGAAGACCGCCGCATGGCGCGCGGGAGCCGAGGCGCCGTGGTCGGGACCATCGCAGTCATTCCGATCATCGGTACGCTTACCCAGCGCGGGGACGAGATCGACAGCGCCTTCACCAGATCCACCGACGAGATCGCGGCCGAAGTCACGGCTGCTGCCGCGGAGCCCAAGGTCAACGCCATCGTGCTCGAGCTGGACTCGCCCGGCGGGGAAGTCTTCGGCGTGCCCGAAGCCTGGCAGGCCATCAGGGAGGCGCGAAAACTCAAGCCCGTGGTGGCGGCCGTGAACAGCGTCGCCGCCTCGGCAGGCTACTACATGGCCTCGGCTGCGGATGAGATCGTGGTGACACCTTCTGGCGAGGTCGGTTCGATCGGCGTCTACATGCTCCACATCGATGCCTCGAAATACCTGGAGGAGCTGGGCGAGAAGTGGAGCTTCGTCAGCGCTGGAAAGTACAAGGTCGAGGGCAACCCGACCGAGCCCCTCGGCGACGAGGCGCGCGGGGCCTATCAGGCCGTGGTAGACCGCTACTTTGGAATGTTCACCCGCGACGTAGCGCGAGGCCGTCGCCGTGCGGAAAAGACAGTACGTGACGGGTTTGGTCAGGGCCGCATGGTGGGGGCCGCAGATGCGGTTGAGCAGGGCATGGCCGACCAGGTCGGCACGTTGGACGCGGCCATCCGCCGAGCAGCGCAGCTCGGGCGGGAGCGGCGGGAACAGGGGTCGACACGGACCGAGCACATGGGCCTACCCGTTGCCGGTGGCCACCTGTTCCCATCCTCATACGCGGAGGAGATCACGGCCGCGATGGAGAAAGATGAGGCCGAACGCGCCGCGGCAGACAACCAGCCTTCGGCCGAGCAGGCGGCGGCCCTGGGGCGGCTGCGGCTATAGGGTGCGCGATGTCAGAGCTTCGGGCGATCCTGCTGGAAATTGGCACTATCTCCGACCTGGATTCAAGGATGGCCCTCGCCGATCTGCGGCCCCTATTGGAGAGCCTCCGCGCGCGCAAGCGCCTCTGCGCGGGGCCAGGTTGCGGGAGAGGTTTTCTGGCGAGGCGTGACCATCACCGCCTCAGGGCATTTTGCTCCTCAGCCTGTCGGATGGCCGCACACCGGATGGACCTATTGGGGCATCCAGCGGCCTAGAATCTGTTGGCGGATAGGGTAGCTCCCGAAGAGTCGGTTCCGCACCGACCTGCCGCCATTCTTTCCTTGCGGAAGCATTTGGAGCGGAAATGCACTCCATGAAAAGGACGGCCGGACAAGGGATTTCGTGGGAGGAATACGTACGCCTTCTCAATGCGCAGAATGGTGTCTGCGCAATCTGCAAGAGACAGGAACAACAGAGCGGCAAGAAATTAGCGGTGGATCACGATCACGCCACCGGAGCGATACGCGGCCTTCTTTGTGCCGATTGCAACATTAAGCTGCCACTCGTGGAGAGATTCGCATCGAGGCGTTCACCCTCTATGGGAACCCACGACAATCGAATGGTACCGGGGCTGTGGAGCGACAGCGTAGGAACGATAGGGATGATCGTGGTCGACGGTGGTGGTCATGGCTAGGCGAATTTTATGGCAAGCATCAGGCCCGAGTATCAGAGGCGTTATGCGTGACGTCTGACACAGCGCGAATCTATTGCAATGCGCAAAGAAAAGTTCTAGAGCTACAAGCAAACCAACCGCTGATGTTCTGGCACCAGTCGCGTGAACGGCTCTTGACGCTCACGTTAGATGATGCAATGGCCGAAACGCATATGTGCCGAAATGCGTCATCAGCACAGGAAGGGCTTGATCTTCTCGGAGAGTCTGCCTTAAGCTCCTGATGTAGCGTAAATCGGAGCCACTGGCTCAATGGCCACGAAGGCTCCTCCAACCCCGCGCTTTCCCAAGTGAGGCGCCGCGGTCGGCCTAGCCGAATGAGGACGGTTTCTCTTCGGCGCCGGCGTGGCGCCTTTCGCGTTTCTCCGGCGCCCACCGGAGGACGCGATGGCGGATCGGATCAACGAATTGAAACAGCGCTTGATCGAGGGCAAGGCCTCTCTCCTGAACCAGAAGGGCATGCTGAACACCCTTCTGGAGGAGCAGGCCACGGCCAAGGTGGCGTGGAACGCGCTCCTCAAGAAGCAGGCAGGGGCCAGCCTCACGGAGGACGAGAAGGCCAAGGACCTGCCCAAGGCCGAGGCGGCCTACCAGGCGTACGAGGACCGGCTCTCCGCGCAGCGCAAGCTGATCGGCGGCACGGAGAAGGACATCGCGGCCCTGGAGCAGGACCTCCACGCCGAGGAGCAGCGGCTCGCGGCCGAGGACAAGAAGCTCAAGGAAACGCCTTCCGGCCGGGTCGCTGTCGACGCCCCCAACGCGGCCAAGGACCCCAAGCGCGGGTTCAACGACCACAAGGACTTCCTCGGCTCGGTCATGCGCTTCGGCGTCACCGGCGGTCGCGTCTACGACGACCGGCTCAAGCCACTCGCCGCCATGAAGAAGCTCGGCACGGGGCCCGGCGAGGGTGGACCGTTCGCGGCGGCAGGCTCCGACGAGCAAGGCGTCTACTCCGATCCCCATGGCGGCTTCCTGGTTCCTATCGGCGTGGCTCCGGGCATCATGTCCGTCGCGCCGGAGGACGATCCGCTCGCGGGCCTCGTCACTCCCGTACCGATGACGGCACCCACGGTCAAGATCAACGCCCGCGTGGACGAGGACCACACCACGAGCGTGTCCGGCGGACTCACCGTGACACGAAAACCAGAAACGGTCGAAGCGAGTTCGTCCCGCATGTCCTTCGAGCAGATCACTCTCACGGCCAACGCGGAATACGGTCTCGCATTCGCCACCGAAGACATCCTGAACGACTCCCCGGTCTCCTTCGTGGCGATCCTGCAGGCCGGCTTCCGCGACGAGTACGTGGCCGCAGCGATGAAGGAGCGGATCGACGGGACCGGGGTTGGAGAGCGGCTCGGTTTCCTGAAGACCGGCTGCCTGATCACGGTCTTGAAGGAAGGGGGCCAGGCGGCCGCGACGCTCAAGAAGGAAAACATCGACAAGATGGAGGCACGCTGCTGGCGCTACAACCGCGCCGTCTGGCTGGCCAACCACAACACCAGGCCGCAGCTCAAGAGCCTCGTCCAGGTGGTGGGCACGGGCGGCAACGCGGTGCCTTACTTCACGATGGATGGCGGTCGTGAGCAGCTCAGCGGGCGACCGATCTTCTTCTCCGAGTTCGCCAAGACGCTCGGCACCCTGGGGGACATGATCTTGGTCGTCCCATCCGAGTACCTGGAGGGCACCTACCAGAGCGAACAATACGCGGAGTCCATCCACGTCCGGTTCACCTCCGCGGAACGGGCCTTCCGGTTCTACCGCCGGAACGACGGCAGGCCCTGGTGGACGGCGGCGCTCACCCCGAAGAACGGGGACTCGCTCTCGCCCGTGGTCGTCCTGGAGACGCGGTCGTAAGGCCGCAGGCAGACGCAAGGAGGAGTTGAGTCA